TGAAGCGGCGCGCGATATTTTCGACGTAAAAAGCGCGATATTTGCTTTGTGATTTTGTTGCAGCCTGTGCAAAGGAATTACAAAACGCGCCGTGTAATTGGCGCTCTGGACGCAAGAAGGCCACCTCTTGGGGTGGCCTTCGGCATGGTGGGTGGGAAGGTTGGTCAGGTATGCCAGCCTCTGGCCAGTGCGTTGAGGTCAACGTCGCCCTGGGCGATGGCGCGTAGCTCTTCATCGGGCAGGCCGTCCAGTACCTTGGTCGCGCGTTGATCCAGCAGCAATTGCGCCATGCGCTGCCAGCCGGTGTATTGCTGCAACAGCGCCAGATGGTCGGGGCGGTTGCGGATAAAAGCGCCACCGAGGTAATCGGTCAGGTTTTGTTCGATTTGTGTGGACATGGTTTCGCTGCGGCAAGGTCTTGTGCGGATGGTTCAGTCGCCCAGATCAAAGGGCAAATTGGCAGCGCCCTTGGCGTGTTCGAGCGCGACGCTTTGCGTGAAGCGGCACCCATGTCTGGCCAGCTCGTTCAGATGGGCGATGAACATGGAATCGCCATTGGCGGCGCGGAAGTATTCATCGGCCAATTCGTCGTCATTGCGATAGTCGGCTCCTGCCATTTCGCAGGCGTATTGTCCGGCCAGCATGTCGCGTCGCCAGACGGGGCGCTGGTTGATGTGATCAATCAGTGCATCGAAGGAGTCGAACTGGTCAATCAGGAAGGTTTTTTGCATGGGGTTCTCCGATCCTCTGTGAGCCGTTACTGGCGTTGTTGATGACAGCACCAGTAACGCTCTGTCTGGCGAACACATCAAGCGCTTTTTGCCTTTTTTGCCACGGTGTGCGGCGACAGCCACAGCACCTCGGTTCTGGTGCGTGGACTGCCCAGTGCGCGGTGCGGCCGCGCCACTCGTTGCCAGTCCGAAAGCATGCTGTCGTAGAGCGTGGACGGGTAGCCCGCCAGCACCACCATGCCCTGGACTTGTCGCAGCTGCTCCAACAGCGCCACATGCTGGCCTTCGGTCATTTCATGGCGATAGCTCGACTTTGACCGTGTGGACGGCACGTAAGGAGGGTCTACGAAGAAGAGCGTATCGGGGGCATCCTGCACGCGGATGACATCCATCGCCGGTCGGCATTCGATGACCACGCCTTGCAATCTGCGCGAGACCGCCAGCAGGGTTCTGGGGTAGTTCGCCCATTCCCGCGCCTTGCAGTGTGACCCCGAGCGGTGCTTGGCATCGGCAAACGTCGTTTTGCGCGGGTTGAACAGCGCTTCGTGATGAAACGACTGGTACGCCCGCACAATCGCCCGCTGGGCGCGGATGATGGGATCACGACTGACCGCAAAGGCCAGCTCAAATTCCCTGCGGCTGTAGGGTGTCCGGCGCAGGCGGCGCATGAGCGCCTGACACTGCCTGGGGTCTTGCACGGTCTGGAAGATGCCGACGATCTCTTCGTCCAGATCGTTATAGACCTCGATGCGGCTTCTGGGCTTGCGCAGCAGGATGCTGGCCGCGCCACCGAAGGGTTCGACGTAGATGCGGTGTGGCGGCAGGTGGGACAGCACCCAGGGGGCAATCGCCCACTTGCCGCCGAAGTAGCGCAGCAGCGACCGTGTCGGGATTGCCTGCTTATCGTGTGTGGGTGTATTCAAAGCGGTCATGACGGCTCCTGTTGGTCAGAACAGGCGCTCCATGACGCTCGTGGACAGTGCCGGGGGTAATTCCTTTGGCACTCAGATCATTCAATGTCCCGCAGCGCGGGCATTTGATGGCCAGGCGAATGAATTCGCCTTCGGCCAGCTTTTTGCGGCAGTGGCCGCAGCGTATCTCTTTCATATGCTGCAAATCCTTTACAGATTTGGTAGCCTATGCCTGCCTGTCGATAGGTGGCGTGGCCTTGGCTACCGTTGCAGCTCATCCCTGCGATGGCAGTGCTGTGTCGGGTGGTGACACACCCGGCACAGCGCCGCGTCTTTAGGTTTGGGAAGCGATGGCATCTATGGCACGGCATCCTCCTCTGTAGATTTGCTTGGATAGAAGCGCCGCACCCTGGGCGGCAGGCGCTGGGCAAGGTCAGGATTGACTTCGCGCAGCGTGCGCCACATGAAGCCCAGCGAATGCGTGTGTTTGGCGTGGCCGAGTAGCGAAATTACCCGCTCCACCTTGCCGCGCCGCACAGCCCGGCGGAACTTGTACAAGCTGTATTTGCGGATGAACTTGGCGCGTCGCCACGTGCGGTAGCCCACGAAGTTCACCCCGCGCCTGGTCGGCGCGATGGTGCACTTGGATAATTCCAGCCGCAGTTCATCGAGCAGGAAGTCCTCGATACGTGCCTTGTATTCGATGCATTGCTCGCGGGTCAGGTCGAACAACACAAAATCATCGACGTACCGGCAGTACAGCTTGACCTTCAACTCCCGCTTCACAAAGTGATCCAGCGCATTCAGGTAGATCAGCGCGTACAGCTGCGAGAGCAGGTTGCCGATGGGGATGCCGGTCGGCTCGGGCATATCTGCAAACTGCATCATCACGTCCACCAGTCGCCTGTCCTTGATTTTGCGCTCAATCAGCTGGCGCAGGATGCTGCGGTCGATGCGGTAGAAGAACTTGCGGATGTCCAGTTTCAGGGTGTAGCTGTCCGGGCGGCTTTGCCGCAGCGCGGCGGTGGCGTATTCGGATGCCTTGTGCGTCCCCTTGCCGATGCGGCACGCAAACGACGTATCGATAAAGCTGCGGTCAAAAATGGGGCGCACTGCCGCGTAGACGGCGTGCTGCACCACGATGTCACCAAACCACGGGGCGCAGATCTCGCGCGGTTTGGGTGCATACACCATGAAGCGCCGGTAGCCGCGCGGTGCGTAGAGACCGTTATGCAGCCGTTGGTGCAGCCAGTCAATCACGGCTCCTGCGCGCACGTCAAACCAGAAACATGCCCGGTGCAGCCGTTTACCACGTCGCGCCTGAACGTAGGCCGCGAACAGTGCATCGGGCGTGAACACCGACTCAAACAGGTTGCCGTGGCGCTTCACGATGTCTGCCCCTGATAAAAAACGCCGCGCTGGTCTTCGGGAATGTCCCTACCAAAAAGCGCGGCGGTACGGCCAGTTCGCAACCACACATGGACGAATCCACGTGGTTGCAGGACAACCTATCCCTATGGCTCCACTGTTCCCTTGGGCTTATTCCCATCAGGATTTGAGGTGAAACCGCAGTCCGGGCGAGCACCGACGCTTCCATTTACATTCGTTCGTGCGTTATTGAGATTGCGCGCGAACACCCCCGCGCCACCGGCATTATTGAATGCACCACCGGCCAGAGGCAGACGTAATCGTAGGTTGCCCTTGTCCAACATCTACCACCTTCAGAGCCGGTCACGGCTTGCTGCCAGCATCTTTCGATTCCGCCAGTTCGTGCCGTATCCAGCCGCCGATCATGCGACCCAGTTCGTCCACCAGTTTGCTGACGGCCTGCCAGCGTTTGGCCTCGGAAACTTCTGCCGCCTGATCGTCGCTTCGCCCATCTCTGTACCGGAAATAGCCCATTTCGTAGGCCAGATACAACTGCATGCGCAACTGCTCGTGGGCGATATCCAGTTGTGTGAGCGAGGTCTTCTTGTGGTAGCGCTTCTGACACTCCACGATCAGGTCGTAGACCGCATAGGCGCTGTTGCGGATTCGGTTGCTGAGTGCATAACGTTCGTGGCGCGGGAAGTGATTCAGGTACACATTCAGAAGCTTGGCCAACTCCACAAATTTGCGCACCAGCATCGCTTCGCGGTCTACCGCCATGAGCATACGCCCCCAGAACCCAATCCCGACCGATTGTAGCCTTCACGTCCTGCCCGCCATCATTATGCACCTGCTCGGTAAAAATTTCGGCTGGCGCTACGCGCCAGAAAACGCCTACCGCCCGAGTTCTTTTGCAAGACCTGGGCGGCGCTATCGCGCCACCCTTTCAAAGCACATAGGCCGGGCGAGCACCGACGCTTCCATGCACACTCGTACGTGCGTTAGCGAGATTGCGCGCGAACACCCCCGCGCCACCGGCATGATTGAAGGCACCACCGGCCAGAGGCAGACGTTCGCCATAGTTGCGCACTGCCGTCCAATCACCGCCCAGACCCGCGCCGATGGGCGCGATGCCCAGCGCCTTGGCAATCCCAGGCACATTCAGCCCGTTTTTGATCTGCATGTGCTCAAACGAGCCGCTGACGTAGCCAGGAGTATTGGCATCATCACCTTCTGCGCCGTTGCGGTTGGTCACGGTGTCGGAGAGACGCACAACGCCATGGTGGCCAGTATCGCCCGCGTTTTGCGCGTCGAACTTCAGCGTGCCTGCGCTGCCTGGCGCGACCAAACTGCCGTCTGACGCCTTGATGGCACGCCAAAGAGTGGAGCTGCGGCTGTGGTCGCGGGTAGCGTCGGCGGCATCGTTGTTCGGCAGTATTTGAATTTCCCCGTCGAACAGGCGATAACCACTTAGCCACTCCCAGACGTTGCCGTTCAGATCCGCAATGCCGCTGGCTTGACCGTTGTGCCGCCATGATGCGGGGCCAGAGCCGGTATAGGTGCGACCATTACCTTCCGCTTCACCCGGCACGCCGCCGTTGACGCGCCGGGCGGTTTCCCATTGCGCTGAATGGTCGCGCCCGTACTGATTGTTGCCGCGCGGCATAAAGCCGTTTTTCCAGCACCAGATGGCTATCGCTGCCCATTCGGCGTTGGTCATCAGGTGCCAGCCGGGGCCGTTGTTCTTGGCCCAATTCCTGAACGCATCAAAGTTCGCGCTCACGCGCGGATTGACGCCAGGCAATGACAACAAATTGCCGTCTTTGACAATGCCCGCATGCTGGCCGATGAAGATTTCCGATTTCTCGATGCCATTGACAATAAATGCAGGATGCACGCCGGTACCCAGATCAGGGGATATATCTTGCAGGTTGAACTTCGGAATGATGTTCATATAGCTGGGGTGGCCTGCGGCGGTGTACAGCACCGTGACGTGGCCGCCGGTCGCGGCTTCGACACTGGCGCGTAGGTCGTCTTTGACGAAGAGGGATGGCATGGGGATTCTCCTGGTTAAACGGTCGGCCAAAGGGTGATGATCACCGCGTTGGTGTCCAGTGGTTCGGGGGTTGGTGCGGCGGGTGCATCTTGCGGGCCGATGAATTCATCGTCGCCTTCGTCACCAAACGTTTCGTTTTCCGGTTCGGCGTAGCGCCGCGCAGGAATCTGGATTTGCGCCAGGTATGCGCCCTGGTCGCCTTCGATGACCGTGCCGTTGTGGTTGCGGATTTCGAGGATGATTGCTACATCCTGCTGGCGCGCAGCGCAGTCGATGGAAAGGCCCGCAACGGTGACAGTGGTACCGGAGATGGCAAAGTCGGCCACAGGCTGGCCGGGGTGGATCAGGTGGATTTGCATAGTTCTCTCCAAAGAGGGTTAATCGTGAAGACGGCTCACACGCCAGCGCACGACGACGCTGTCGGCAGCGCTGGCCAGACGCAGGGTGAAGCCGTTATTGGCCCGGCTGGCGACCTCGATATGATGGGCTTCGCACGGTGCGCCGATCCCGGACACCAGGTCGAAAACCAGCGTGTAGTCGTTGCCCGCCAGACGGTTGATGGCAATAGGAACCGCTGTGGGGTTGTCGAACAGCAGCGGAAACTGCGGCTCCATGCGGCGCATATTGGTGATGGCAACGTTGGCAAGCTGCGGGTCGCTGGCATCGGTACTGTTTGCGGGAATCGTCAAGAGGTAAATGGCGATGGCGCCATCTGGCACGGTTTGTCCGATGGCAGTCACGGCCAAGTGCCAAAGACCATCGTTACCTTCGTGTAAATAGGCGTAGACCGTCGCCGCACCACTGCCGATGTTCGATGGCACCGAAGCGGCGTTTTCACCACTGGCCACCGCGTAGATGCGCCCATTGGCAAAACACGTCCCGGCATCCAGATTCAGGTTGCGCGCGGCCGTAGAGGATTTGGCAACGGTGCAGCCGCTGACCACGCCTCTGTTTGTGAGCGTCACAACCCCTTCTTGTTGGATTTGCTCGCGCAAGCTGCGTACGCCCCAATTGGCGAGGTTGGCCTGGTCAATCGCAAACTTGGCGCTCGCCACCAGATGATTCTGAAATTCTGGCGAAAGACTTTGCTGGGTCTGTTCGATGCCGGTGACGCGATTTGCCAGCGAAGCCTGGCCTCCGCGCGCAGCCACGACCTCGTCGGCAAACTGTTTCAGATACACATCGTTGTTGATGAGCTGCTGGTAATTGGGGTTCCAGGTAGCGGGGTGCTTCGGGTCGGTGGTTTGCAGCGCGCGCACCGATCCTTTGAAGGTGGCGGTGCCGATAAACTCTGCCATGTCGGTAGCTCCTTAGTATTGGAAGGTCAGTTCAAAATCCATCTCGGTCTCAGGCTCGAATTGCTTGGGTGCGAGCACGCGTTTGCCCACGAGCGTGCCGTCGGCGGTAAAGGCGGCGACGCTTCTGAGCGTGCGACTTCCTGCGGTGGCCCCTGCCAGCGTGGCCTTGGCGGTGACGGTGACATCAGCGACCGAGACATCGGCCTCGATGCGGGCAAATTCGCTGGGCAGATTCGTGTCGGTGGCCGGGTCGTACGGTGCACTGTTGGTACTGAATGCCAGCCAGCGGATGCGCGGCACGGCGGTACCGTTGGCGGCGGCCAGCGCGACTTTGCGGCGGTAGACTTTGGTGGCAGGGTCGGCAGTAGTACTCATAGGGGTTCCTGATAGGTCAGCGAGCCGTGGCGCACGCGCACGCGGCCCCAGAACGAGATGGTCGCGGGCGCGGGAATTTCGCCCAGATTGGATGTACCGTCGAGGAAGTCGTCGCCATCGCCCAGTGTCGGGTAGCGCAGGTCGCCGTCGCCATCAAGGGTTCCCGTGCCATCGAGCGTCTCGCCGCAGATGGCACTGCTGCCGTCCAGAAAATCGCTGTCTTCCAGCGTCTCGGGCGGTTCAACATAGGTGCCGCCCAGCGTGGTGAGGGCCAGTTTGATGCGGGCCGATGGCACAGCAATGGACAACTGCCCCGCGTCCAGCGGCTCGCCCGTGTAATGCTCGGGCAGCAGCGTGCTGGCCCCGTCGAGCAAGCTGCTGCCATCCAGCGTAGAGAGCAAGGTCTCGCCGCCAATGATGTCGCAGCCGTCGAGCGTGTCGAAATCGGGGATGGTGAAGCGGCGGCAGCCGGTAAAGACCACGCGACCACGGGCGGCGAAGTTCAAGAGGTGCACCGTCGCATCAAACCGCGCGGCGGCGAATAGCAGGATCGTGACCAGACGCGCGCGTGCCGGGGCGTAGGCCGCACACAAACGGATGATCTCGCGCATCATCGCGCGCGTGGTGGGACCGTCAGCCGCGTTCAGTCGCAGCGCGTATTCGGCCCAGTGATGCGTGACGAAACGGAAGTCTCCACTGGGCGCAGACAGGTCGGTTGCGCCATCGAGCGTGTTGCTGCCGTCGAGCACCTCGCCGCCTGCCGCCAGCCAGCGGGCCATATGCTGGCTGTGTTCGATGATTTCGCAGTCGTCGTAGCCGTGCGCAGCGAGCGCTTGTTTGACAGCCCACGGCGTACCCTTGCTGCGATGTAGCGCGATGGCCTGTTTGATGAGATTTCTCTTGGCATCCGGCGTGCTGACTGCGGGCCAGATGACTTCTTCGGTCATGGAGAATTGCTCGGCCAGCGGCAACAGAGACACATCTGGCGCGGTATCGACGAGGTACAGCAAGAGTTTATCGAGCGGCAGCTTGGCATGCTGCTCCCAGAGCAGGTCACACAGAGCCGCAAAACGTGGGTCTGACGCCAATGCTGGCGGCAGAGCGGGTTTGGCGATGATCTCAGCCATTGACCGCTCCTGCGTCGGTTAAGGTCACGCCTGTGCAGCGGCCCCACTGGTGGCGTTCCAGCACGCGCAGAACGGGCGACGTGACTTGCACGCGATAGACGCCAGCGACGTGCAACACAGCCGAGATTTGTTCAGGCACAAGGTCTACGCCCAGTTGACGCTTGCGATCATCAAGCCAAACATCAAGTGAGTCGCGTGCGCGGGCCATGGCGTCGGTACGATCAGCGCTGGTGTAGAACGTCAGCTTCGCATCGATGGTGTAGTCCACCACCTCGGGGCTGCGCACAAGCACCGTGTCAGTGAGCGGGCGCACGCGCTCGCCCGACGCGGCTTCCGATACTTGCGCGAGCAACGTCCCGGACGGCAAGCCGGATTCGGTCAATGGATATAGCGCGACTTGCCCCGGCGGTTCGCCCTCGGCAGGGCCGTAGACGGCCACATCAACGATGCTTTGATGCGCACTCATCGCGTGATGCCGGTACGCACCGTAGCTGCCCGCATTCGTGTACGCCTCGGGTGCGGACATGATGCGCTCGCGGTAGTGATCATCGGTTTCCACGTCCGCGCCGCCTGCACTGATCGTGACGTTACGGGCTGTGACCGGCAGACCGGATTGCTGCGCGTTGATCTGGTCGGGCAGCCAGCCGTTGCCTTGTTCGCCCGGTTCGGTGCAAGTGGCTGTGACGGTGACCGGATTTGCACCTGCGTCTACCGCCTCATCGGTTGCAAAGCTCACCCGACCGTCGGCACTTGTCACCAGCGTGCCAGCGGGAACCGTTACCGGTGCGGGATTGGGCGTACTGGATGGGTCGGGCGGATTGCGCGTAAACGTGATGCGGGTTTGCGCGGATGCAGCGACCAGGCGCTGCGTACCCACCAGATCGCCCAGATAATCCAGGAACACGCCGCTGGACGTGCGCACGATCATCTTTTCGCATGCGGCCTGAATCGCCGCGCGGGCCAAACCGTCAGCGTATGCAATCTGATTGATGTAGAGCTGATCTATCTGCCCCGGATACTGCGTCTTGTCGGCCAGCGTCTCGTAACGTTTGACCAGCTGCGCCTCAATGGCGGCAGGGTCTATGCGCACGAATTCGGGAGCGGGCAGCGTATTCATGCGCCCACCTGCGTTTGCCGGATGACGCCGTCGGCAGCGCGCCAGCGGATGCGGATGATGACGTGCTCGGGCTGTTGCTGTGAACCCGCTTCGACTTGCACGCGCTCAATCCTCATGCGCGGCTCCCAGCGGGTGAGCGCCGCCACGACTTCGCGCACGATGTGCGGGCGTGCACGGTCTATCGGCCAGTCGATGTAATCGTGGACGCGGCAACCAAACTGCGGGCGGTGTGCGTCGCTGCCCAAGGGCGTGGACAGAATGATGTGGATGGCCTGGTCGATGTCGTCCCTGCCTGCGACCAGTTCGCCATCGGCACGCGCACGCCCCAGCGCGGGTTGCCAGTGCGCGGCTCGGGTAGGGACGGGGTAAACAGGTTGCGCTTGCATCATGCAGGCCATGATGCTGTTTGCTACCCGCGCTGTCTTTTAAAGCCGTTTACAAAAACGCCTGCACGACCTCAATGGCTGTGGTGGTTGCTGTTGCCGCCCGAGTCCATGACGGTGCCGGTAGCGTTGATGTTCCCATTGACCTGCACGTTGCCGGTAATCGTGGCGGTTGCCCCGCTGCCACCCGCACCCATGATCAGGCTGCGCCCAATGGTCAGATCGCCAGTGCAGGTGGTATTCGGCGCATCGAGCGTGACCGAATCTGCGGCCACAGTCGCGCTTGTGGCTTGCACCAGCACCGTGCCGGCAATCACGGTAATGCTGGTCGGGCCGTCAATGAGAAAGGCGTGTGTGGCCTGATTGTAAGTAACGATGGTGCCGTCTTTGAAGCGCACGTATTCGGTATCGGGATCAGAGACGGGCGGCGGGTTGCCTGCGTGGTAGACGCCACCAATGACGGTACCGCCCGCGCCGTCATCGTCCAGTTGGATCGTTATCTGCTCGCCCAGCGCGGGCAAAATCCGACGACGCTGCACACCTGCGGTATTGGTCTGCGGCAGGTGCAGCCAGTACGTCTCGACGTTGTCCCGATCCGGCAGACGCGCCCGCACGCGGCAGTTCGCGTAGTCCAATGCGGTGACGATGCCGTAGCACTGCTGACTCATGACGCAGTTTCCGCTTGATTGTTTGCCACGACCCGACAAGCGTCGATTTCCGTCACAAAGCCGCTGGCCCTCTCGATACTGTGGCTGGCGCGCGTAATCAGCCAGCGCCCCGTAAAGCGTCCCGCTGCCTCACCCGTCAGGTCTACGACGCTGCCGCTTTTGAGTTCCGGCCTGCCCATGCACGTCCAGCTTGCCGTACACCGCTGGCGCTGCAACTGTGCCATCTTCGCTTTGGCCTGCGCGGCGGCCACCGCTGCCGTCGTCGCCCGGGCTTTTCCTTTGGCAGTGTCGCCGCTGGACTTTGTTTTGGTCACGCTGCTCGGTACCGCCACGACCTTGCCGTCCACCACGTCCATTTCCACCAGCGTGCCCTTGGCCGCGTCCTGATGCTTGACGGTGACTTTCTGTGGGATTTCGCGGAAGGAATCGCGCAGCCGCACGTTGGTCAGTTCCGTCAAGGTCAGCTGCGCGATGGGGTCGAGTTTTTCCAGATCAGATATTCTCTGCAACACCAGCTTGCCATCCCAGATTTTGAAGGCGTGGTCGTATTGCGCGGCCAGGTCACGTAAAAATTCCAGATCGGCAGTTTCCTGCGTCAGGCGTTCAAGGGTAATCGTGTCCACGCTGCCTACAAATTCCAGACCCTGTCTGCTCGCAATCTGGCGGGCGATGGCCTCCAGGGGCATACCCTCATAGGCGCGGTGCTGCATGGTGCGCAAATTGCCCCGGATGCCCGCAGCCAGCGCCCGGATACTGAGCGTGGCGGGTGGGTAGTTCAGTTCTACTTCGTCGATTTCAAAACGTCCGAAGAAAGCAACGGCGGGGTTTTCCTCTTGCCCCTGCCAGTCCAGCGACAACGTCAAGGCATCGCCATGCCCCGGATACCAGGCGTCGCGCCAGCGACCTTGCACGTCTTCGAGTTCAATGTCCAGATCGTCGCTGGCGTCCGATAAGTTGTCGGTTACGCGCAGACGTACCAGCGCGGCACTTACGTCGCGCGATATGTCGCGGCCTTCGTACAGCAACTGGATACGCGCCTGCGGGACGAGTTTGCGGCCTACTGCATCCACGGCGGCAGTCCTGCGCGACGGGTGTTATTTGCCGTGCCACGCGCCAGCACGGGAATGTTCAGGCGAATGCCAGCAGGTAGCGCTGGCGTAATCGGCACATGTGGGTTGGCCGCAATGATGGGCGCGTAGCGGTGTGCGTCACCGTAGTACTGCCAGGCGATGGCATCCCAGCGCTCGCCCTGCTTTGTGACGTGTATCAAGGTGTGTTGTGCCATGGGCTTGTGTCCCCCTTTATATCCTTCGCGTTGCTACGGCTGCGGCCAGTTGCGCCAGTGGTTTTGCGGCCCGCTCGAACATCCCCAGCACGCTTTGCAACGACTGGCCGCTGGCTGCAAGTTTTGCCAGCACGTTTGCCGCATCCACGCCGCCAGACAAGATTCTGCGTGCGCTTTGCACCTGCGATAACGCATCGCCTCCCAACTGCACCAATTCCGAGGCCGCTTCAAACTCGCCCTGCAAGGCAGATACTGCCTCTGTCATGGTGGAGAGCATCGGAGCGGCACGCCCCACCACGTTTGCAAGCGTCGGCACTTGTTGCAAGGCAGCGGCCACGTCGCCGTTCTTCACCGAATCGACCACGCGCACGGCCTCGCCTACGGCTTGCGCAGCCGCCTTGGCTTGTTCCAGCGCGGTCATCGCTGCCGTCTTGATGGGGGATTCGGCTCGCAGCAATTCCGGCTGCGTGTCCAGCACGGCCGCATCCGATTCCACCAACGCGGGTGCAGGCGGCGGAACTTCGAAATCTCCCGCCCACTGGCGCAAAGTCAAATTCAGCGTGGATGCAAACGCTGCACCGTTCGCCCACGTGCGGCTGCTGGCTTGCAGCAACTCGGTAATGACGAAGGCCCCCAAAAATTCGCCGCTGCCCAGCACAAACGCCAGCGGCGCGTGTGCCGTCATCGCATCGCGCAACGCCCGTGCCCGGGCGGCTACGTCGCCCAGCGTCGGGTGTAGTTCAATGGTCAGCTGATATTCATCCAGTGCGTCACCCACCGATTCCAGCAAGGGTTTACCGGCAATCAGCGCGTGCTCGGCATAGTCGGCAGCTTGCGTGACCTCCATGCCGGATAAGCCGCCCGCGACTTCAAACTCGATTTCGCCCAGAATTGCCAGCATCAGAGCACCCCTGCAAAGGTTGTGCGGCGGTCTTGATAGTTGACCTCTTGAATCATGCGGCGCAATTCCTGCACGCTCATCCGCGCCACCCGCTGCACCTGACCTTTGATGTCTTCGCCCGTTGCGGCGGTCACATTGAAAACTGGAGAAAAGTGAATTGTGGTCGGTGCATTGCCCGCCGCAGCCAATGCGGGCGCGCGCGTTGCCGCAGGCGGTGCAGCCAAGCCCGCGCCCGCATCAGCAATCGTCCCGGACAATTCCGATACCGCGCGCCCGGCCAGCGGGATTTGCTGGCGTATCCCCAGCGCTGCCCCCTCGGACACAAAACCGCCCAGCTCCATGAACACACGGGAAGGCGACTTGATGTCCAGCACCGAAGAAAACCAGCCCTTGATGCTGTTGCCAAAGTTCGTAATGGTTTCGCGGGCCTTGGTAAAGGCTTTGGTTACACCACCCGTCAGCCCATCGACCAGCATCCCGCCAAAACCTGTAAAACTCTCGGGCAGCTCCACACCGAACCAGTCCATGACACCATCCAAGCCCTGCTGAAACAGGCGCAATGGCGACCAATCCACGATGGTTTTGGAGATGCCCTCAATGCCGCCATCAAAGAGGCCACTGATGCTTTGCCACGTGCTGTCAAAGATACCCGTGGCGCTTTGCCAGGCGCTGGATGTCACATTCGTGATGCCATCCCATGCACTGCTGGCCGTGTTGGTCAGCCCCTGCCATGCCGCATCAAAGACGCCCGTGACGCCTTGCCATGCACTGCTGAACACATCAGTAATGCCAGACGTGAACGCAGCGATGACCTGGCTGCCAAACTCGCTGAAATCATCCGGCAGTTCCACCCCGAACCAGCCCAGCACCCCGGCAAAGGCTTTGTAGAACAAGCCCAGCGGCGACCAGTCCACAATCAGCTTGCCTATGCCCGCAAGGCCACCGTCAAAGGCGGCAGTGATGCGCGTCCAGATGTCGCCAAAAAAATCTGTGATGCCTTCCCATGCAGCCTTAAAAATGCCAGTAACCTTGTCCCACAGACCTTTGAAGAACCCGGAGATCGGCTCCCAGTATTTGATGAGCAAAAATGCCCCGCCCGCAATCGCGGTAATGGCAAGACCAATCGGGTTCATCAAGAGCGCGCGCCCCACGAACAACAACGCTTTGCCCACGAGCATCAGCCCGCTTTTAAGCACCGTCAGCGTCGTCCCCAACACCTTGGCCGCACCCGTAAACCCGCCAACAAGCCACGCGCCAGCCTTGAACATCAGCCCAACGCCAGAAATGGCAAGGCGTGCGCCCAGCAACGCACCCGCCACCGTCACCACGCTTTTAACGAGTTCGGGGTTTTGCTGCACCCACGCCGCCGCACCTTGCACCATCGGCAGGATCGCAAGGCCAGCCGACAGCAACCCATCGACAATCGGACCCGATAACGTCACGCCTACGTCGGACAAGGCCAATCCAAGACCTTTCATCTGCTCCTTTGCACTGCCCATGCGCCGGATAAAATCCGCGCCGATCAGGTCTTCGTTGGCTGCCGCCAGCGCACCTTGTTTGAGGTCGGCCAGCGCCTTGCGGTTTTGCATGGCTGCGCTGGCAAAGTTCTGTACGCCCGAGTCCATGAAGAGATCGCCCAGCGCGTAGCGGTCAGACAGCGCCGCAAACGCGGCTTCGCGTTTGGCGCTGTCTTCTTCGGCCAACGCCGAATTAAACGCCTTCAAGGCTTGCGGGCCGCGCGTGCCGACATAGTGCGTGACCGTCTCGAACATGGCCTCCAATGGCGTCATGCCCTTGGCCGTCAGGTTGCTGATGGAGTTTTCCAGCGAGATGCCCGCCGATTCAAAGCGCTTCCTCGTCGCATCCGACGTGATGCGCTCCAAAAACTTGTCCACGTTGGCCTGTGCTTCCGCGTCGCTCGTCGCTGCCCCTCGGGCAATCTGCAAGGCAGACGCCAGTTCGGCCACCGCTGCTTCGCCCGTGACCCCCAGCTGCTTCATGCGCAGCGACAAGCCTGGCATGGCCTGATTCAATGCCTCCACGCCCATTCTGCCCTGGCTGGATGCAAAGATAAGCATGTTCTGGCTGCGGGCAAAGCCCGTGGCCGTCAGCTCCAGATTGTCGCGCAGCGCCAGGGCGGACGCGGTCAAGTCACGCATGCCCACGCGCGAGGCCGTGGCGTTTTTGGTGAGGATCGGCAGGTATTCGCCCAAGGCCTGCAAATCGCGCACGCCACCATCGACCAGCAGCTTGGCCGCCGCGCCCGCCTCATCGTGCGTCTGGTTGCCGCTGCGGGCGGACGATTGAATCAGCTTGGTGAAATCTTTTTCAAACGCCGCATCCAGCCCCGCCGTCATGGCAAGGTCTACCGACAAATCTTGCAGCGACAGCGCCTTGTTCACGCCCAGCGCCACAGGGATGGCCGCAGCGGCCATCGCCGCCATGCGCAAGCCGCCCAGGCTGCGGGTCAGCCCGTCGTAGCCACCGCGCAACTTGGCAAGCGCCAGCCGTCCTCTCGTGGCAAACGATACGGTTGAATCGGCGGCTGCCCGGTTCGCACGCCCCAGCCTGTCCGTGGAACCCTTGAGGTTTTCGACTTCGCGCCGCGTCTGACCAAACGCGCTTTTAAGCTGGCCGGTGCCGAGCACGCCCAGCTGCAAGCCGACTTTGATGTTCTTGTCTGCCACGGTGCTTGACCTTTCCCGTTCAACCCTTCATCGCTTGCCTGCGGCGCTCATTTTCTTCGCTGGCAACCTCGCACCAGCGCCAGTAATCCTCCATGTCCAGCCCTGCAATTTCGGACGGCTGCATGCCCAACACCAAAAGCAGCGCCGCATCCCAACTCTCAAGCGTCGCGGCCTTCGCCCAGCATCGCCTGAAATCGCTCGGCTACACGCCTTGCATCGGCAATGTGCAGCTCCCCCAGGTCTTCCAGCGTCAAGCCCGTCATCTTCGCCAGCAGCAGCTCTTCCATCACGGATTCGTCCTTGCCGTGGCGTTGTGCCGCCATCAAGTCTTTGCGCCGCAGGGTGTGGATTTTGACGGATTTCAGCACTTCGCCCGTGGCGAGTTTGACGGGGTGCAGCAGTGCCAGTTCGGGTAGCGGCAGGTCATCGTCGAGCAGTGCGGTGTCGTTTTTCATGGTGTGTAAGCCTGTTTCAAGAAATACCCAGATTGCGCCGGTACGTGGTCAGCTGATCCTGGCCGTTGACGCTGTAGATGTTGTTCATACAGTCCAGCTTGAACACCTCACGCCCATTGACCTTCTGCTGCACGTAGGTGGCCGAGAACGGCGTCTCGAAATTCACCGTCTCACGCGGCTTGAAACTGCCCAGCGGAAACGATTTGAAGAGCACCGTCATGAGCGTGACCAACGATTGCTGCTCGGTGCGACCTTGCGCGTTCCAGGCTTCAATCTCGGATCGCAATTGCAACTGCACGGCCTTGAACGGCACCACGCAGGCGCGGGCGGCCTGTTCGTACTGGCTGTTCCAGATGATCTTGCCTTCAATCTTCTCAAAGCCCACAGGCAATTCAATCGCGCCCACCATGCCCAGACCCTGAAAGTCCTTCATGATGGCTTTGACCTCGCCCAGATCGACCTCTTCACATTGGCCGATGAAGCTATTGCCGTCCAGATAGACGTGCGCATTGGTGATTTGGTGTGCATTCAGCCCTGGCATGATCAGTTCCCTCCGCCCAAGTTGGCGAGATATTCGCCCGTGATTTCGGTCTCGAACGTGCCGCGCTCCATCGGCAATTTCGGGGTCAGCTTGTAGTTAAAGAGCAATTGCCCCAGTTCGATTTGCGTCTGCGGATTGCGCGTCGGGTCGTACCAGCACTCGCCACCATTCAAGGCACCGTCACCGATGAGCTTGCGCAAAAACTGGTTGACGGTCTCTACAATGGCCTCAATCAAGCCCTCATCAATCGGCCTGTCCACAAATTGCAGGCTGGAATACCGGATCGATTCATCGACAATATCCTTGGTGCGGCGCACGTTCTCAAAATTTTTCATGTGCGTGACCGTCGGCCACGCCGCCGTGCGGTTGCCCCACAGCCTGAACCCCGACCCGAAGCTGTTGAAGACTGTGGTAATGCCCGCTTCGTTGAGCAGATTCACTTCGCCGTATGGGTCATCGATACGTGCCGTGAGATTCCTTTCCAGCCCCAGGACGCCCACCAGTTCGTTGTTCGACGAACTCCACCAGTAGCCGCGTTCGTCATCAATCCGCGCACGCAAGCCCGCCGCACGAATTGACAGCGGTTGCAGTTTGATCGCGTCGGTCGCCGCGTCATACACCTGCACGTGTGGATAGCACAGACGCACCCGTTCGCTGGACGTGGCAAAGTTGATACTGCCCAATGGGCCGCGTCCGGCAATGGCCTGCGCGGGCGTCGTGCCTATCGGTGCGTCGATGTACGCGATGGCTTGCAGTTGCTGCGCCTGTGCAATCAGTTCGGCACTGACTGCGTTGTTGGTCGAAAACCCCGGCGCCAGCAGTATTTTGGGAAAGAAGCCAAAGAGGTTATAGGCGTCGGCCAGCAGTTTGAGGCCGCTACGTTGCCCCAGGCTGTTGACGCCACCGATGATGTCGGCTGCCGTGACTTTGCTCGGGTCGGCGTACTCGTAATCGACCTTGACGCTGGCTTGCGCGGGGATTGCCCCACCCGCCACGCGCGTAACGATGCCGCGCACCCGATCAATCTCGTAGTCCGTGCCTTCGATGTACGTGCTGCTGCCGGTCGCGGCCTTGAGCGTCAGTGTTTGAATCGCAGGGTTGTCCAGTTGCAGCCGGTCATTCACTCCAAACGTGGCCGCTTCGCCCGTGACCGTGTCTTTATGCACCGCAGGATTCAGCACGTTGACCACCAGCACCGTACCGGCTCCGAAAGCATGGATGCCCTCCAAGGCTTCGGGGATGCCAAAGCCGGGCAGGTCTGACCCGAATTGCGCATCGTCGCGCACGCTCAACGATAGCGTCAGTTCGTTCACTGGCCCCGTGGGCGCTGCACCCACAAGACCAATCACCGCGCTTTTAACGACGCGCACCGCACGCGGGCCGCGCTCGACCTCGATGGTCTCGATGCCGTGTAAATAGTTAGCTGCCATTATCGTAAGTCCTCTTCATAGCGGTCGATCCCTTTGGCAGTGATTCGGCATTCGTTGCCCGTCACCTTGATGCACTGCGCCTCGACCAGATAATCCAGTGAAAACTGCGCTTCTCTCGGGTCATATCCCATTGCGTGCGTCAAGTTGCGAACAAAACCGCATTCGCCATTGCGCCGTAACGCACACAAACCTGCCAGCATGTCGCGTCGGATGACCTGCTGGCGGTCAATAAAAGCTCGTTCCGTCATGACTGCGCCCCTTGCGGTTGCGTCCCCTTTTTGCCGCGCGGCTTCTCAGGTTCAGGCGGTGGCGCGGGCGGCTCTGGCGCTGCGACTGGCGTCAAATACCCCAGCCCCAGCAGTGTCTGCGTGTACTCATGCTCGGCTGGCAACTGCACCGTCTTGTTCGGATGCAAGCGCACATCCAGCACTTTTCCGTTGTGGTTGATCGCCGCACCCGAGACCGGGCCGCTGTAGCGGTAGGTTTGCAAACTCATGATTCGTCCTCGTCAAAATCCGCACTCACCAAAGGCAAGCCGACATCCGCAGGTAAAACCTCTACCTGCATGCTCTGTGTGCTGTATTCCTGCCGGTGGTGCCACAGGCCGCCCGCTTGCCCGATAAACGATTCCCCGCTAGCCACCAAGCCCATCTGACAGTGCGGCGGCGTAAAGCCCACCAGTGCGGCTCTCAGGGCATCCAGAACCGGCACCGCGCCCTTCGCGCCGTTCAAACGTTTCGTGACCAGCGTCACCGCAAACGTGATTTCACGTGGCTGCACGATGCGATCCAGCGACTGCGACTGCCCGAAGCGGCTGCCCGAAAACATCAGCAGCACCGCCCCTGCCGGATGGTTCAATCGGTAACTTTGCGGCGCATCGGGGAAGAACTCCACCGCCAGCGCCTTGCCAAAATTCGCTTTCAGGTGCGCCAGCACCGCGTCAAGCATTTCCTGCGTGATGCTGTTCATCAGTACCGCTCCCACTGTTCGCCGCCAAAGGCGGGTTTTCTTGAACGTACTCTCACTTCCAGCGGCGCGGGCGCAGGCTTGCCCGCCGCATCGCCCAGCGTCACCCGTCCGTCGCGGATTTGTTCGAGCACCTTCACGGAATTGGCATACGCCACCTTCACCGGTTCCGGTACGTCGCCTTCGGGGCGACGCAGATACAGTTCGTGGCGCAAGAGGTTCACCGCCAGCCCGCGCACAATGCTGGGGACCTCAGAGAACATCGGTTTGTCACCCTCGCCATAGCGCCCGCGCAGGTAGCCATCGACCAGTTCCTCGACGTTGGCAATGGCAATAGACAGTACGCCTTCATCAGGGTTATCCGCTGTCGGGTCGTCGTTGGTCAGCAGGGTCAGCGTGGTGGCAGGGATTGCCGCCTCGATGGCCGCGCGGGTCAGGTAGCGCATGGGATCAGCCCGCCTTCAGTTGCACCAAGGCTTCCGGCACCATGCACAGCGCCAAGGGGTTCGCCTGCACCTCCACATCCCAACCTTTACCCAAGCGTCGTTCCTCGGCCTTGGCGTAGAAAGGCAGACCCGGGGTGTTGACCGCTTCGTTGTAATTGGCCGGGGCGTTAAACATCCGGTACGCGCCCGGCGCAATCGGAAAGACCTGCGCCTCATCGACCGGGATAAACCGCTGGCCGCTGATGATGGTGTCGTACTCGATAAAGGTGATGCCGCCGAACGTAAAGCCCGTGCGCATATCGCCCGCATTGCGGTCAGCCGACGCCTGCCAGTTGGCAAACGCCACTTTGACCGACTTGTGACCCGTCAAGGCATCAAAGAACGCCGGGCCGCAAAACGCCGTAAATCCGTTCGCGGCCATGCCGCCCAGCTTGGATTCCGCGTAACGTTTGGCTCCCACGCACGCGGCGCGAACGTCGGTGTCTGCCGTGGAAAAGGCAATGGTGTCGGTTTTCTGCGTGACACCGAAGGCGTCGTACAGGTCTTCAATCACGCTGCCGTCAGCATCCAAAAGCTGCCCGCGCAAGGCACCGATGCGCTGCCACTCACGGGTTGCTTCGACGGCGTTTTTCATCTCCGATAAATGGTCGTTGATGATCTGCGCCTGCGCCGTCGTCGCGTCACCTTCCGCGCCAAAGGCCGAGACATTCTGCAACTGGCCGGGCAGCAAGGCACGGCTCAAAGGCAGGTGCAGCGTCTCGAACACGCGCCGGATACGTTTGCCGCCCGCGCTGGGTCGGGCATCGGCATCACGCGCCGTATTCGGTACCAGCGACAAGCGTCCCTGATACTCGTCAATCACCACGCTCGTGGTCGTGATGCCCTTCTCGTCAAAGAGATTCAGCGTCGCCACCTTGCCCGGCACTGCGGGCAGCTTGTTGATGGCGGCGGTCAGGCTCGTTACCGTAAACAGGTCTTGCAGATTCATCATGGATTCCTTTTTTAGATTTGGACTTTGGCAACGATGCCCAACGCTGCCAGCTCGTCAATGGCGGTAGCCTTTTGCACGTCCGTTGCGTTTTCCGGCCACACCAGTTCATTGCTGGCGACCACCGCGCCGCGCTCAATGACGACCTCGACCGGCGCATCCGCCGTGGCATTGACCGAGCAGCCCAGCACCGCCACCGCCTTCCTGGCCGCGCCAGAACCCGCAAAGTCCACCGGCTGGTATTTGCCAGAGACTTTCGCCAGCACCGTGCCGATGGCGTGGTTGCCCGCGACAATCGTCCCCGCGCCCTTCGTCCATGCAGGGTGAACTTCAATCAACAGTACGTCGCCCAACTTTTTGGACGGGGTGTAACTCGTTGCCATATCTGCAACTCCTTTTCAAAAAATCAGGACTTTTGGCCGCGTGCCAAGGCATCAGCCAGCAGCGGATTGGCTTTTGCATCCGCCGCGCGTTTGACTGTCGCTTGCTCGGCAAAACTCACGCTGCCCGTCAGTCCCTCAAACACGCTCTTCAGGCTGTCGGCCAATGGCTTTTGCGCATCGCCTTCACCAAAGGCCACGCTGCCAGCAGTCGCTACGTCCAGCGCAGCCACCACCGCATCGACGTGTACCGGCTTCATGCCCTTGGCAACCAGGCTTTCGGCAAACGCCACATTGCTTGCGTGCTCGACCTGCCGTGCGGCTGCCTGGCGCTCGGCACGCAATCGGGCAACTTCGGCGCGTAGCTGTGCTGCTTCCCGCGCCGCTTCAGAATCCGCAGGCTTCTCCGCAAACGCCGCCGTGTCAGTTTTGGCGGTTTCCTCTTCGGCCTTTGCCCCGGTCTCTTCTTTCACCGCTTCAATGGCCGCGTCATTGGCGGGCGCGTCTTTGGCCGCTTCGCGTGCTGTCTCGGCCAGCGCATCCAGCGTCCACGTCGGCACCAGCTTGTCGGCCGTCTCGGCACCATGTTGTTCAATCAGCCATTCGCGCAAATTGCGCCACAGCTGCGCTTGTATCCCCTGGCCTTCGGCCAGATCACTTTCGGCAAATTCCACGACACCTTCCTCATCTTCCGCAAATGACACACTGCGCAGCCCCTTGACCGCTGGCGGATGCGCGCCCAACGTTCCTACGTGTTTCAGGTAATACACATCCGGCACCGGGTTGTTTGGTGCGCCGGGTGCATAAAAGCTCGCACTGAATGTTTGGTATGCGCCCGTCTCGACCCCTTCGGCAAAAGCGGGATTGATGTGCGTGAACTCGGCCTCGATGCCGTCAGCGACACGGCGCAGCCGCTTGACCCAGCCATAGGCGGGCGCGTCCATGACCGGATGACCGATGACCACAGGGGCGCGGTGCAGCTTCGGGTCGTAGGCGGCAACAATGGCGTCCAGATCGGATTCGCTGAATTCCAGCGTCCTGCCATCGACTGCACGGTGCCGTCCGGGGCGAAAAATGTGTACGTTCTTCATGCCGCCCATGATGGCGGGCGAACGCTGCCGCGTCTCTTAAAGCCGTTTAAGAAAAGTGAGAGGAAAGAAAAAAGACGACCATATTGCTGGCGTCAACAATATGGTCAGGCCGTCATTCGGTGCCGAGAATGGGCGGCGCGGGCAACCGCGAGGCAACTCGCCCGCCCACAATGCGGCAGGAAGGCGTTTATAAACGTTTACAAGGCCACTGAAACCGCAAACCCCTACCCAAGGCAGGGGTCGCGTATCAAACGCGCCAAATCGACGATTTTGAAGAGTGGGCTATTTGCCGCTGCCCCGTTTGCTCACTGCCCGCTGCACGGCATCCGTAATCTGCTCGACCACCATCTCGCGGTCGGCATTCGACAGCCCGATAAACGGCCGCGCCGGAATATCCCCCCACAGGTGCGGAAAGTCGGCCTTGGTGCCACCAAACTGCTGCATGGCCGAATACTCCATGCTGTTGCCCACCAGCAGCACGTTATCCTGAACCTGCGCATGGTTCATGTGCTGCAACATCTGTGTGCGCCTGCCCGTGTCCCCGTCTTGCGTGCCGCCCACCAGCGGATGGTCAAAGCCCTTGCGGGCAATCGTCAGATCAGAGTTGCCCAGCCACGGCGTGCCATCCGGGCCGCGCCGGTCAATGAAGCGTTCTTCGGTGCTCTCGACCAGCTTCCTGCCTATCAGCTTGAGTACAGGCGTCAGGTCTGTCGTGACCCTCTCCAATTCGCCCAGCGCGTGTGTGATGTCGGCATCCTGCAAATCAATGGTAATCATGGCGTGCGTCCCTATATAATGTGAACCGATGCCAGCGTCGGATCTCGGCTTCCGACCCCTTCACCCGCTACGAGTGCCGGAATGTCTTGAACATCGGAGTGCCAGGGTGATGATGAGGGCAAGGGTGGGTGCCTCCCATCCGCTGGCATCACTTCCACCTTCTCATCTGACGCGCACGGCACCCAAAGGCGGTCTGGCGTTTTCCCTTTCTTCAAACAGCGACAGAAAGTAGTTCTTCCTGCCGTCGCGTGTCCTTTTCAGCGATGCCCGATAGCGCACGCCGTCCAGTGTGATGTATACCAGCCGCTCTTCTCCCAGCCGGTACACCTCTCGGCTTTCGTCCAGCAGTTTCTGAATCTTGCGGTAATCCGCCAATCCAATGTCGGGATGCTTGACAAGGTGCTCGGCCAGGCTTTCGTGTGACAGCAACACCACCGGCGATTGTGCATCCAGCGCCTTCATATCATCCGCACGCAGCACCGCCACCGGAAATTCTCCGTGTTCGCTACCGGGACGCTTGCCCGTTTCTTTGTGCCGCGCTGCGGCCGCTTGCGCACGTCGAAAGAACCGCTGGAATACATCAGCCTGCACCAAGGACGCTACGTTTGCCCGTGCAATGGGTTCTGGCGTCGCGTCCAATCTGCCAATGCGGTGCGCCAGCACCTGCGCCAGTTGCGTAGGCCGAGAGAGATTCTTTTCGCCCAGCTTCCAGCGGCTCCAACCATGCTGCACGCCTTCGGGCAGGGTGTGAACGACGCCGTCGCGGTCGGTGAACTTGTGCGTCCTGAACGGCGGTGGCCTGTCGGGCGCGGCCTTGCCCATACGACGCAAGTCGGCCTCCGAGACCGGCTCCCACGTGCATTTGCAGTGGTATCCCATCGGCGTTTGATGCGCTAAAAACCACGGGTCGTCACGGCGCAGCACCATGCCATCCCACGCCTTATGTTCGTCGCGGGCATTCATGATGGAGCGGTGGCGAAACCGCACGTAGGGGCAAGCCTCGGCTACGTCAGGGTCGTGCAATTGCGCCCACCGCGCCGCCTCCATGCTCGCGCGCATATTGGTCTCGTAAATCAAGTCCGCCCGCCACGCGCGGCCTGTCTTCGTGCCGTCGCCCGTAAACCCCGTCCAGCCGTTCTTGTTGGCGATGTCCTCAAATTGCTGGCGAAACCACTGGCGGCTTTTGCCTTCCTTGGAAAAACGGTTCGCCGCCTCGTGAAAGTCCGCCAGCAAATCGGCCTTCATCGCGCCCGCCACCACAAACGCCACGTCGTGCTGATCGCCCCGAATGTCGTCGTAACGCTCGGTCGGGACGTTGACCTTGTCGCGCATGTAACGCACTTGCGCGGCGTTGGACGCTTTGAGCGCACCCTGTATGCGTGGCTTAGTTGCCATGCTCGGCCTCGGCTACCCTGGATTTCACCGCCAGCCGCCCGGCCACCGATGCAATGTCAAAGGCTTTACCCATCACGTCCACTAGGTCCCGTTCGTCCAGATTGCCATAGGCCGCCAGCAGCGCATCCTGCAAGGCTTCAAAATCGCCCGGCGTCTCATCTACCAGCTTTTGCACCTGCGCCACCCACCCATCCACCAGCGGCTCGGACTGTACCTTCAATGTGCGCACCGCCGCGTCCAGCAGCCTGTTGTCCGCATCCGGTTTGGCCGTAGACGCAACCGCAGGCGCTGGCAATGCAATGGGAGCCGGGGATTCCGCAAACGCCAGCGGCTGCGCACTGTAAGGCGACGGCGCGGACAGCGGCGTAGTATCGATATGCTCAAGCGCAATGCCGTACTCCTCGGCGTAGTATTCAGGCTTGAACCGCAGCCCCGTGGCCGCCAGTATCTGATCGCGCTCGGCCTGCGTTTTGTCGATGCTCTCCTGCTCCCACAGGTTGTACGTGGGCGCATCGACTTCCCCAAAGTTCGCCTCCACGACAAGCCGGATAATCCGGTTCATCGCCGATAACACCACGCCTTTATCACCATCGCGGATGCTCGCCGCCACATCGGCCCCCGCCGTCGCGCTGGCGTGGTTCGTATCCTT